GCCTGCTGTTATATTTGATACGTGTTTATCATCAAATGCTATCTTAATCTCAATATCATTAGTTCCTGAAAGTTTTGCGTGAATGTTTAATTGGTTTCCAGAATAATCTCCTGTTCCACCTTTTGTGTATATAACTTGATATGTTGATGTGAGACTACTAAAGCCTACACCTTCTGTTCCTACACCAGTGGATGCTTCTGTTATAGAATGTCTTAGTTTGACAACACTGATATCACTTAGCATTGTTTTCCAATCTGCACTTTGAGAATGTGATGCATCAATACTGGTAAGAACCGAATCGATACGAACCTCGCCACCAGAATTAAAGAAGTGTCTACGAGTATCTGCATCTGCAAACTGAACTTTCGCTTCATAGTATATTTGATTAGCACTTGTCCAATAAGGAGTGCCTGGACTACCTGCAGGGTCTACGTATGTGTTAGTTGATGATATTTTGTTTGCGTTTGCAGTCATGTATGCTACATTACTGTTTAGTTTGTTTCCTACAATATTTGCTATATCAGTAGTTATTGTAGGAATGATTGATAGAATATCATCTGTGGGCCAACTGGCATCTGATGTACTAGTTGGCGAATATAAGGTTGTGCCTTGATGTCTACCTGCGAACTTCATTGCAGTCAAAAGTGCATCCCATCCTGGAGTTGTAACTTGCTCACTTGCAGTTGCAACAACTAGATGCCCTTGACCATATCCCGCACTATCAACGCCGATGCCAACGATATTATTAATATCTCCTACAAAGGAGTTAAAACTTGCCACCAGTATCTCATTATTTTGGTGGTTCTTTGTTAAGTAATAACTCTGTGGCATAATTCACATCTTCCCACAATTTTTAAATTATAAAGCGTCAGTGACAGATGCTGTTGGGTTAGTTAACAGAACTGAACCACTTGCGTTTGTTAGTTTCTTAGACGCAATAGTAACTGTAGATGTACCAGGAACAGTATCAGCACCAGTCCAAGACCATGCTCCACCATAACCAGAACCACTTCCACCACGGGCAACGTGAGCATCATGTAATGATGTTCTAATATATAAGTCACCGCCAGTTTTGTATGATTCTATAGTCATATAGTTTGCACTATAGTCTGAATCATCTGCAATTTCTTTCTTATGTTCAACATAAGAACCAGTTAAGTCACTGTACTTGTAACGTGTACGTGCATCTACTGAACTTGAATCTTGTGGTCTTACTGAGTAAGTAAAAGTACCTAATTCACTAGTTAGTTGTTCCCAAGAAGTACCTTGTTGGTTACCACTTGTGTCGTTATGTGATGCTGAAACTCTAAGTTCCCCACCCGCGGCGAACCAAGCATTCATATTGGCTTCTGAGCCAAATGCAAATTTAACTACTTGAACTTTTGAACCGTTCCAGTTTGATGTTGTTTGTGACGATTCATTTTGAACACTTGTGTCCCAGTCTGTGTAAGACCAAGGATTATTAAATCGTGTATTAATATCGTTTATGTACACTGGTGCAGCCAAGCCATGATGGGCCCAACTGATTGTCGTACCAGCATTAACTGCCGTAAAAGGGTTTGAGATATTGTAATAGTTACTTATCTTTGCTGCCGCACTGTAAAGTGAGTCAAGGTATGCATCGTCAACTATATCACCAGACGATGGATTACCCGAGATGCTATGAGATTGGTTATAACCTCCATGTACACCCGTGCCATTTAAGATAGTATTAATTGCACTTCGTAGACTGTTTAGGTCTGAGTTTGTTATTTGTGAGCCTGAAGCCATTGTTATACTCCTGTATTTTAACTAATTTGAATTGTAACTGTGTAGTCAATTACAATTGTTCTATTTGCCGCCAGTAACACGGGATGGAATGTTACGTGGGTTAGCATTAATGTTTTTGTTTTGTCCAGGGCACTACTGTTAGTTACTCCCGACAGAAGTCCGATTTCATCAAATGTGAAAGCATCTGCTTGTGTTGATGTTGCAGAACTATCACTTGTTGGAATCGTCACTCCCACAGCCGTTGCATATTTTGTGTGACTTACGTCAACACTAAATTTTACTTTTGCCGTGTTATTTGGTACTATTACTCCAGCCCCCATATCCTCTCCTGGAAAATAGACAGTATTTGTTGTTTCCTGTTCATACGTTGGAACATACAATGAACTGTTACTAGCCGTTATGGCTAGTTGGTCATATGTTGAGTAGACTCTAGGAGAACGATACGACAGAGTAGAAGTTGAGGTACTTCCGCCTGTTCCAAATTGCATCCAATTAATATGTGGGGCACTGCCCGAGGCGTTAACACTCGTTGCTTTACCTGCCATAGCAGACGCCATGACATACGCCATGTTTCCTGGATGAATTGCATTCTTCTTTTGCACAAGTACTTCGCCACTCTCTTTATCAAAGATTTTGAGTGTGCCTACTACTTGCGATTTTATTACGTCTTTAAACATGTTATATCCGTCTCTTAGATTATATCTTATATTTATCTACTTAATGTATTTATGCGTTTCTACATTTACTTCTATCTAACCTTAATTATTTCTGGTCTTGTAACACTAATGCTAATGGAGTATCTAGCACAAATATTCTATCATTTTGTGAGAAATTATGTCCCACTGTGGTATATAATGCTCTTTCCATGATGTTCAACGTTCCGCTTGTGTTTTTATCATACATCATAAATTCTACGTTTTCTGGATTGCTAATACTTTGTACAGCAATTAATTTCGTATTCTTTTTCGAAGCCGCTAATTCTTGTGCTGATGCTGTGCCTTGCAACGAAGTCAATATAAATGGACCTCTTGCTGTACCAGTTCCTGTACCAACACCACTTGCTGTGAATTTTGTACCGATATTGCTATCAGCCGCGCCAATTAGTGTGAAATCTGTTGTTCCTGCCTTAGTGATTGTGTATTCTCTACTTACCACAAAAGAACCAGCAGTTATTGTCCAGTTGTCTGCCAATAATCCCCAATCTTTAATAGGAACATTATAACCTCTACCATAAACATCATACAGAAAAAACTCTGTCTTGTCAAGAGTAAACCCAGTTAAATTAGGAACCCATTTCGTACCAACGTAACTTCCGCCTGATGCATGAATATCTGCGTCACCGGCTCCATCTTTGAAATTTTGTACTATAACAACAGAAGACTCTAATGCTCTCGCACTTACTTCACCAGTATCGATACCACCGGCAACTGAAGTTGAAGTAGTTCGGTTTCTTAAAAATTCGCCTTGCTCTAAATCGCCATGACTGCCCACATCATCGTCTGTAGTATTTGATGGAGTGCTTCCTGTTGTACCACCATCATAAACTTCTCCTGCTTTCTTATATCTGCTGGATTTACCAAAGTCTAAAGTAATTTTCAAATTCTCATCAATTGTTGTTAATGTTTTTGCTATATCTGATGTATTGTTTACTCGTTTTACTTCTCGTACCTTTGCATGATATGGCTTTGTTTCTCTGATATATTCTAACACGTCAGTCTCACCATCTCTCTGATACACTGCATGTTGTTTTAATTGTCTGCTATGCAAGTTTAAGTCAAAATAACTTGTCTTAAACAACCATGAAGGATATGTCTTTTCTGTGTAAAGATATTTAATCATACCATAGAATATATTATTAACAAATCCGGTAGTAGAATGATTTCTAATTAGATTCATTAATTCGTGTATTTGAATTCCCACTGCGTTCTTATAATATTCTTCAACTGCTGTACCATTTCCAGTTCCAACACCAGTCGCTGTGAAAGTATTACCAACTGTATTTCTATCTGAGCCTATTGCAGTGAAATCGGTTGTACCGACAGTCAATATCTCATATTTTTTGCCAACTTCAAAATATCCACCTGCTTTTGTTTCTGGATATATTAGAGAAGAAAGTGATATGTTCAATGCACTTTTACTTCTGTTAACTAATTGAAGTTTATTATCAAGTTCAAAGTAATATTCGTCATGTGTAGGTAATTTTAATTTAAATGATTTTATGCCACTTTCATATTGTTCAATCATATCGAACTCTCTAGTAGTAGATAGATAAGAGAAAGTTTTAATAGTTTTGTAATTATCATTTATGTACCAATCACCAAGACTAAAGATGAAGTCATCTGTGTCTATATACTGTAAATAGTTTGAATACTTGGTCTGTAGTAATTCTGTACTCATTGCTGTATTAATAATCGATGCAAAGTTTTCTTTTGCTTTGTGTGTAATTGTAAACCAATTATCAGTTGTCTTTTCTATTTTGTAAACTCGTAGTACATCGCCTACAACTATTGTGAGTGATTGTCGTGCTACTTTCAAAGTGTTGCCGTCAATAGTTAGATTACTTGATTTTACTGTCTTGTTACCTAAAGTAACTACAAGGTCGTCTACAGTTAAGCCAGACATAAACTGAGTGCCATGACTATCAACTGGTGTTACGATTGCAAAGTTGACATTAGTTAATTCTGATGCTATCAATTTTGTAGCATATGATTTGTCTATAGTAATATCAGAGATAGAGTTAGTCATATCATCTAATACTGTTTTCTCGACCGGCGTCTGTGTATCTTCTACAAGCATTTGCCAATCTGAATTTTCTTTTACAATTCCTGATGTTATCTGATATTCTAATGATGCAGTTATAGTACTACTATCATATGACCTAGCATTGTTGCTTATAACAACACTCTTTTTACCAACTGGTAAGAATTTGTTTTTAGGACCGGATGAAGTAAGTAATACTGAAAGTTCTGTAGCATCTTCACCTGTTGATAACCAGTAGAAGTATTCTGTTACTTCTTTGCCAGCATCAGTGTCATAGTATGTCTTTGAGTTGTATGCATCTGTTCCAACAGGCAATTTACGTGACATTGTCCATTCTTTTACTACCATCTTAGAACTATCTACTGTTTTACCCCAATATCTTCTCACAAAATTTATATCTAGGTTTCCATTAGCGTCACCATAATCATTGTAACGATAGAAACGTGCCAAGTCTGTGTCCCACCATATTTCGCCTATTCTTTCATTTAACCAAATATCATTACTTGTAATCGTGTCATATTTTGCTGGGTCTGACCACATAACATAATCTATCTTAGACATGATAGCGCCAGGTAGTTTTAAATTAAGTGGGTCATATAGTTGATGAGATATAAAATTCTCACCGTCTTGTACTATTAATCTTCTAGTTAAGTCACTATCAATAACTATTGCCTTCTTTGCATGAACTGATGTGCCACTCACTGGACTATAACTTAGCACTGCCCAACCGGCAGTATTATAGTTATCTATCCATAATTTACTTGCACTATTCAGTCCAAGTGCAGTTTCAAATTCTAAACGAGTACTACCATTAAAGCCAGGAGTGTATCTCACTGATTTCCATAACATTGCTTTAAAGTTTGCATTTGATGTTATGTTAGAGTATGTCAACACAAGACCAATTTTAGTTAGAACTGCTTGGACAGTACCGGAGAATGTCATCTGTACACTATCGTTAGTAAATATCATTCTTCCATCACTCGACAATCCAACTACGTTTTCTGATGCTGCCGTGATTTGACTTGCGAATTCTAAGGCTGAAGGACTTGTTGATGTTGCGTTGCTATATGTTCCTGCTGTTATTCCCATATCAGTAAGAGGATTTCCAGCAATATTAGAACAAACAATGCTCTTTTCTGAACTTGTTATTTTAACCTGTCTGTCAGCCTTCGCCGCGGCTACTGTTGAGCCTTGGAATACTTGTGTGTTCAAGTCAGATACTATTGTATCTGTGGCATCAATTGCTATTGTAGTAGTTGCATAACCTATTCTACCCATGGCGCCAGAAGTTACTTCAATTATATCTAAGTTATGATTTAAACTTGATATCTTAAGAGTTCCAGTTACAACTGATGCAGTTACTCCAGATATAGAAAGTGCATTTATCTGTGAACTAACACTATCTATTGTTGGATTGGAATTAGTTTCATATGTTCCTGCTGTAATACCTAATTCAACTAAAGCAGTTCCAGAAATTGTCATTGTAGACCCAGAACTTACAATAGTCATGCGATTGTTTGTGTCCACTGATGCTGTAATATTAGTTATTGTAGTCAGTGCTGTTGCTAGATTATCTAGTTTAGAATCTGTGTATGAGTTTGTTGTTGATAGTCCCAAATCTATTAGTGAACCACCAGTCATTGTCAGTTGTGGAACTGAAGTTGTGATAACTAAATTACTTCCTGAAGTACTTGCAACAACACTACTTGTTCCTGTGTTAATCGCAGTTACGATTGCGGCCAAATCAGCACCACTTGATAATGTAATTGTGTCTCCATTAATTGTTAATGGCTTTGTAGAAGGCATAACTGGAGAGGAAACTGTACCAGTTAATGTCAAATCTGCTATTGTCTTTGTTGTGCTATCAATGATAACAGTATTTCCTGTTGTCAGTGTCGAACTTCTTGTCGCTGTTGTTGTTTTCGATATAGTTTCAGATGCACTATAACCAACAGTTAATGTTGTGCCGTCAATTGTTACTTGGTCACCGTAATTTGAACTAAATGCTCCTGGCGTGGTTGCGACAGTTCCTGAGAATGTTACAGTTGTGTTCGTTGTGTTCTCAACTATACCAGAGTCATTATAAACAACAAAACTTGCTTGTTCGCCTTCTGCTATAATTGGATTAGCAACTGTGCCAAGAATTGTTATTCCCGTACTAGTAGTTCCTGACGGAGTATAAGTGTAAGATACTCCATCAATTGCAATAATGTCGCCACTATCAAATACTGGATTACTAACTGAGCCTATCGCCTCTACACCAGAATTTGAACTAGTAGGTACAAAGACACTATTTGTAGTTGTAGAATCTATCTCAACCGTTAATGGCTCAAAATCTTCTTCAAATACCAGGTACTCATGTACTACTGTTCCACTTACTGATTTTGTTCCATTAGAAGAAAGCAAGTAATAGCCTGATATTGTCGGTGTTATCTCTTTTGCAGATATTTTTAAATAAATTGGCTTAGCAAGAGACGTGCTATCAATAGGAGAAGCAGTACCAATGTATAATTGGTTATCTGATGTTTCGCCTATATAACTTATTTCTGATACTTCACTAAGTCGAACTACATCCCATGCTCTGTCTTCGTCTGACTGGATCCATGCAGTGTCTCCTTCATACAGAGAAGTTTCAGTTAATGCAGTCAATGAACTATATGTGCTTGTGACATAACTTACATCAGACTCGTTAACATATCCAGTTGTTTTGATTGCTATATTATTTTCTTTTGTAATTGGTAATAGTTCTTTACTTGTATCTTGGTATTCTATTAAGAATGGGTTTTGTATCATATCACTAACTGTAACATCTTTTGTCATTGTAAATTTAGCAGACTGATGTCCATACTCGCTTAATTTAATTGCCCAGATGTCAGAATGTGTTATGTCTTTAAAGTCACTGTTGTTGTTGACAATCCTATTAACACTCGAAACTGTTCCTTTATGTGATAAGAAGCCTCTATAAAATTCTAATTGTGATTCTCTTTCAACACCATGGTTTGTTAGATATGTTCTTGTTGTATAACCATATTGATTTGATTTTAACTTATTGATAATTGATAGACTTTGGTCAACTAACGTATCTCTATAATGTTTAGTTTCTCTAACCATTGTATCAAAGTTTGGTAGCAATTGATTGTCGCTTACTATGTAACCGTCAACTGCCATTGTTCCGTCCCATCCAATAGTTCTGTTACAATCAACTTGTACTCTAAGATTTCTATTATTATTCTGTGGGTCGTATATTATATCTCCGTAACTATCGGTTCTATCAATAACGAATGCATGTTCGATATCTCTTATGTCCATCTTCATTCCATAGATAGGTACATCACTTGCGAATGTAAGTTTAGAACCGTCTGTATGAAAATGAACATTATCCCTTGATATAAGTCTACCTGATGCATCTACTACAGTATAGTAGTTCTTAAATGTTTCGGTTGATACACTTGCTACACCATAATCTGTATTAAAACTTCCGCCAGTTAATAAAGGCGTTAGAGTGATAAAATCACCAACTGAATTATTTTCTGATTGCCATTCTAAGAATTTATGTAATAGATTTTCCCAATCTAATACTTCACCAAACTCGCCTGAGTCTGTAAATTCCCAACCTACTAATTTAAGATAATGTTCATAACCCATTATTAAATGTGCAACATCATCTATTGTTTCTAAGATATCACCATAATTATAATTCTTTACAGTGTCATCTACTAATTCATTGTAACCCATTGCTTGAACTTTATTTGTTCTTGGCCATTCTGTTACTGGTTTCCAATCTGATATATTGTCATCAAAATCAGAAGTTGCTGTGTGACTAGCAAGACAAATATAAGGAACATTTTGATGTAGTGTATATGAATCCATTCTGTAGTATTCACCAGATGTCCAATTCTTTAATGTAAGTTTGTCGCCTGCTGTTGAGAATGCTTTATCTCCACTTGCTTTGTCCCATGCCATTGCATAAAATGTAGGATTTAATTGGTCATATCCATGAATTCTAAATCCGAACTTATCAATTTTAGGCTGAGATATTAGTGTCCAACTTGCATAGTCAAAGGTAATTACCGCCGCTGTCTCTTTTGCTGATACACCGTCTATCTTTCTTTTATAATATTTACTATCTGTTGTGTTTAGAACAACCAGACCCTTGAAGTATGTAGCAACATCAGATAGTGCGTAAACTGGATGCTCAAGAGCAGTTGAAACTTTTTCGACTACGATTGCACTAAAGAATTCACTTCTATTTGGTACACCGGCGTGAACAAACAAGTCAAAGTTATCTTCAGGCAATTCAGTGAATCTGCTATTTGCTAGTGAATTGTTTTCTGTATGTAATTTAAAGTTATTAACAAAACCGCCCAACTTTGAACCCAACTTAAATGAATAATTGGCTTTATCTGCAAGTACCACTGCATTATCAATACTATCATTCTGATTAGAATATGCAATAATAGATTTTAATTCAGTAGCATACTTGTGTATAATCTCAAATGGATTTGTTAACAACATCAATAGAAACTCTGCAAATATAAATTCACTACTACGAGTCCATGCAAGTTCAACTGGTGAGTTATCACCAAATTCCCATGCTTGGTCCATCAATGCTATATCATCAGATGATATCGAACTACTGAAGAATAGTTCATTTGGCTTATGTAAGTTTCCTGACCCGTCAACTGGGACCGGACAAGTTAATTTATTTGCGTTTATCAATGTATTCCAAAAGGCTATTGTAGTATAAGATGCTCCGTATGTCGCATCAAAGGCTGCTGGCTTCTGTGATAATTTTATTGCTTTCCATGGTTCTTGTAGCGGTCTGTCTGTGCCATAAGCCTGGATTAACTGCCCTCTCCAATAACCACTAGTTGTGTCATCTTTTGCTCTATAGTTCCATGTTTTATAATCAGTGACATCATATATATCATTGGCCAAGTCATCAATATTATTTCTCATCATCCACTTCTTAAAGAATGGATACATAATGTATTTCTTTTCAGAAGGAGTATAATCGTTTGTAGATGAGCCGTATATGCCATAATTCATGCTATCTATTTTAGAACTTGTGTTGTCTGCTAGATTATTAAACACCAAGGTTTCGAATATAAGTAATATGTTATCTATTCTATTTGCACTGCCATCTACTAACGGATATACAGGAGTTAATGTACCATCATGTCCTTTAATAAACTTCACCGATGGACTATATCCAGCATCTGTTATAATTTCTGGAATATGAGCGGGTGCTATACCTAAAGAAGTTGCACTTGGTGGGATGTAAGATTCTTTAATGTTAATATAATGTCTAACAGTTATTACATCACTACTTGCCCTTGCTGTCGTAAATTTTATCTCTGTTGCGCCAGAAGATAATGTATAATCTACATTAAGTCTTTGTATAACATTATTTAGAGTTATAACAATATTTTTGTCATGTAGTATTGAGTCTCTGAATGTAGGCATTACTTGTTCAGTCGCACTATCGATAACTGTCACAGGAAGTTGTTGATAATGAGAATTGCTCTCACCAAAGTTTATCATAGAACTGTCTCTAAAAATACTTACACTTGTGTGTTTTCCTAGAGATATAGTGCTGATTGCATCTTCTAAAACTTGTAAATCTGTTTTAGTATCACTAGCACTATTTGATAATGTGTTTATAACTGTTGTTAGTAGTTTGTTCTTATACCCATTATAAGAATTTGATAAAAACTCTGTTGCTTTTAGTGGATTATAATCATCTCTTGTTAATGCAAAGTACGCCTCTTTAATATCTATATTATTGAGAACTAGTGTACTGCCCTTATTTGCGTGTCTTAATTTATCAGTACTGTCGCCAATGCTTCTGTAGTTGTTTGATGCGTTTGCATCTCCAGTTAATGTGTCTGTTGTTTCGATTATACGAACCAAATGCTCGTGTAGAGTAGAGTATACTAATTCTGTATTAACGTATGAAGTGTTATCAACGTTATATTCTAGTGCAGGATTAATTCTTTGAAATACTTTGTCACCCTCATAAACAACAGGAGTTAAAGTACAGTAATCAACATATACGTTTCCAGTTATTGCTTTTGTTAGTGTGATTTTCTTTGTAGAACTATCGAATGCATAGTTTCCTAATTGCTTTTTACCATCTACATATAAATCTATTGAATTAGTATTTTTAGGAGACTGAAGGAGGGTAATCTCTGATAATGTCGCTGAGGTGCCTAGTTCTTGTCTTAGGTTTCTGTAATCAAAAGTTGAAAATATCATCAACTCTTTGTAACTATTAGTACTCGCATCTTCTTTCCACTTATACGTTGATGTTTCTAATAGGTCAATATTAAATACGAATTCACTATAGTAATCGCCCGCTTTTAACTTAGGTTTGAATCCTAGTTCTGCGTCTGTTACATAGTTGTCGCCAACAACATAATGAAATAATTTTGCATCAGTAATGAAATTTGTAGTGGTAACATCGTATGTTTCAAAAGTTGGCAATGCCCATGCTGTATCACTCAAAGATTTGGCTTGACTTGTTGTACTAAGTTGTAAGTGTTGGTCAAACTCTATGATTGGACGAGATGCCTGTACTAATAACTTAAAGTTTGCATCTGTAATATATTGTTTAATATCATCATAGTGATACCAACTATTATTCTTTGACCACCAGTTGGTTGTACCATATGGCTTATCTTTATTGTAGTTAAGTGTAACATAATGTTTATTATTTGAGCCAGCAAATATATCATTACGGAACGTTGATGGTACCCAGTAATACATACTGAAGTTAACAAATTTATCTAAATCTATTGGCAAGGCAACAGTGCTTAACGTGTTACTGCTATTGAATAATCTTCTATGGTCGTTTGTAAGAGAGCCTTTATTGTATATTGCGTTGAGCAAATCTTCATAGAACACATTATCAGTCGCATCTCTGTTTGTAAAGGTTGGCTCTAACCCATAATTATCTCTTGCGTATGATTGTGGTGGGAACGAAAGATATATGTCAGTACTTTTGAATATTCCTTTTTCTTTTCTACCAACAAACGCTTTTGTTTTTTCCATTTCACCAACAGAGAACGCACGGTCAAGAGTTGACTCGAATATTGTTTCTAACTCGCGGTTCTTTAAGTGTCCTGGTAAAAAGTCATAAATCTTCTTTGCCATGTTATTCGCCTACTAATTCAGATTGTGATAATTGTGTAATTATTTTTACATCACTTGATGTCGTTACTGCCATAAATATTTCATTCAATGCACAAGAGATACTTAGTAACTTTGTGAACTCATTCGTAGAATATTTAGGAGTAATTACTACACTCGAAATATAGTCTCCTAGTTCTTGATGCAAGTATGCCGCCAGTTCTGAGAAGTAGAATGTCGCTCCAAAATCCCAGTTGTCAATTGAAAAGTATTCATTCACTTTCGTAGACACTGCGGTTTTGATTTCGCTGTCTGTGTATCCAACTCCCAACTTCTTAATTACCTTAAACACTGCTTGGTTCTCTGCCGATGCATATGAGCCAAATAGATATTTAAACTCTGATGGGATATAAGCAACGTGGTCTGCAATGGCAGCCTTTGGCTCAATTGTACTCATCAAATTTTTCAATTCATAATTATTTGGTGCGTCTGGTTGTTTAGTTGTGAAATCTTTTGCTACCCATTTTTGTACATTTCTAACATAATCAGAACTCAACACATACATATCAATAATATTACTTGTGCTAGGATTTATTCGTTTGTTTATATCTGCATAATGGTCCCATCTGAAACTTGTAAACGAGTCTTCAACAAATGATATTCCTTCTTTCACTGAATATGATATTAAGTTGTGTACTATGTTTTCTCCACTGCCACTATATGTGAAAGATTTGTTCCAAATGCCACCGATTCGTTTATACCAAGTAGTGTTTGATGTGTTATACCACAGCACAGCAGTTAAAGGAACTGAACTATCTGGAGTGTCAGTACTGGCTTCTGCTGCCGCATACGCATACTTTGATGCTCTATCGTAATTTACTGTTCCCACCGTATATGATTCTGTTGCCATTTTATTTCCAGAAGTGATAGTAAAGACTTCGTATGGATTACCGTTTGTGTTTCCTGAGAATAACTTAACTTTTGTATTATCTTTATAACCTGCGGTAGTGTAATAATCATCATACACGTGTGCCGCTAATGTTTTATATGTCACGTCTGTTGTTGTGGCCAATGTTGCTAGTTGGAATGCCGCTGTTACTCTTACTGAGAAGTTAGCGATATCTGATAATCCTGCTGGTGCGCCAATAAAGACATCAATAAGGTCATTTACTGCAACAGCATATGTCCAGAAAACAATTTTGTATGTTGTACCAGAGACAAGTGTAACTGTAGTATGGGTTGCATCAATAAAAGACCCAGTTGCTGTTCTAAGAAGAACATTACTAGTTGTGAGTGCTGTTGCACTTACTATATTAAATTGTCCATATGGATATTGTTTGAACTTGATATCTTGGTCTAGTGTGTTGATGTTTAATTGGTTCTGATTGCCGGGACTGTTAGCATCGGTGTCTGCATGTTGGAATGGTAAAGTAAATGTATACTCTGTAGTTCCAGCATCATACGTTGTTACTATGCCTGTTCCACTTTGTTCAACATTATCAGTCGTGTCAATAAACGAAAATTTACTACCAGCATTACTGAAATAAGTTGTTGATGGCTTTCCTTTGAACCCAAAAGTATTCAAATCTGCTGTACTAATTGTTGCAAAACTACTGTCTGCATTAGAATGGTCTTCAGCGCCAGAGTAGTTGATAGTAATATTTGTACTTGAAAGATTTGTGTCTGTTGATGCTGTTACCGCACTGTCTAGTCCTATTGTTGAACTTAAAGATGTTACAGTAGATAAGTCATCAATCCTTAGAGTAAGAGTATCAATTCCATCACCGTCGGCTAAGTCTGTTGCGTTACCTATAACTTTACCAGCAGTTGATGTTGGTGAATATATTTGTGCTGGCAATAATGGATATTCTATGCCATCTGGTGATACAAGAGCATGTGAATATGCTGGACTAGTTACTGCGCCATTTGTTTCAATAAAGGCGTACGTCTCTCTCGCACCGGTGTGTTGGTATATTGCTTTAAATTCTGCGCCTGTTCCATTGTAGACCACAGAACTAGTTACTGGTGCTTGTCCCACGACTACTGTTGGAGTAGTAGTACTTGATGAGTAATTACTATTAGTTTGTCCTGCTAAGTAGTTTAAAAATATAGTATCTCTTTGAGATAGATTTGTTTCATTATCAACTACACTAGTATTGTTGCCATAGAAAAACTTAACTTCGTCTCTACTTTCAAATGCAACCTTTTTACCAGTAAACTGTGCTATGTATTCTGATTCATTATCCCTAATTCCAGAAGTGTAGTTAAACACTACATGTATTTCTGAAGGAGTAGAACCAGTGTGAATTTGCCATTCCCATTCTTGTGCCAAGCCGGCTACTAATCCATACTTCAATGTAAATGTTGCTTCTGACACACTATCTACTTTAACCTTAATAGCCTTGACTTCAGCGTCTGTGAATTTTGTTCTTACACCTCTTATAATCTTTACAATAGTTCCATTTGCTGGGATTGATTTATCTAGTGTATAGTTTGTTGTACTGTCACTAAGTACCGAACCTACTGCGCCAATCTTTGCATATGTGGTTATTTCACCAACATTCAGTTCAAAGATATCGCCTTCAAATACTTTAGCATCTATTGTAGCATTTACTACCATTGAATTGCTTGTTGATACTATAAATGATTTTGCTACTGCTATATTGATACCAACCGCACTATGATACTTGTAGTAAAATTGATTTAAAAGACTTGGATGTTTGATTGCTTTTGTAAGTTCATTTCTTATAAAGTTATCACTTTTACCTTGTTCTTTGTTATAACTTAAAGGAACTTTTAATACTTCATCTTCAACGAATAAACTTCCATCTGACCCTGTCACACTTAAATTTGAGTGATGACCCACTACATCGTCTGTCTCAAAGTAACGAGATTTACCAGCAAATGATGTGTTTACTGATTTTACTTTTCTAACTACGTTGCTGCCGAGACTTAATGGATATACATTATAATCCTGAGCGTTTACCATTCTGTCTTGTGAGTAATAACTTCTAGGTGCAATTCTACGAACACTTGCGAATGTTTCGCCAGAGTAGTTCTCAGTGAAGTCTTTAGTACTTGTTAGTGTGAATGTTATGCTATATGTTCTGCTGTCTTTACCTACGTATGGAATTGATATACTTACGTCATTGATATCCTTTGCTTCTACTGAAAAGTTATCGTTATCTACTGTTCTAAACCATGTTCTATATCCGCCCGTTGCGGCATTACCAAATACGCCATCTGGATAATTTAATTCGATTGAGTTGTTATCACTTGAATTGATACTTACTAAATCACCTGAACCAGTTCGTAAAGCATTATAAATTGCAGTTTCACGTGTTTCATTATCAACTTTCGTTACACTTGAAACATATGCATTACTTGAGTCTATTTTCGTAACCCAAACATCACTGTTTGATACGTCTATTGCGTCTATTTTTTGTTTTCTATTTGAAATTACTGTTCTATAAGTATTATCTTCGTAATTCAATTGACCTGCAACTGTATACACAAAGAATCCTGTTCTATCACTAGCAGAGCCTAAATTGTCATTTCTGTTTATAAGTGTAAACTTTTTTAAAATATTTGGTTCATCTTCAGAAATTGTGGATAGTTCCGTGTTTAACACAACACGAACAGCCTCAAAATTTCTACTAGCGCCTGCAACTGAACTGGTAAATGCGTAATTTATGTTCTTTGAATTTGTTTCTTCATTTATTTCATATAAAGAGTAATCTACATCATCAACTGTCATCGTAGATGCTGGATTTTGAATTTTTGTATTTCCAGCGAATGAAGAATTTAGAACACTGATAAAGTTCTCATACCAATCAGCATTATTGCTGTCGTTCCAGTTTATAAGTTTACCTGCGAGAGATACGCCTTCGTTATCTAAGACACTTTCAGATGTTGTAATACTAGAAACCTTCATATATCCTTTTGCGTTAATTGGTCTAGTTTTATTATATCCAAGTGATTTTGCCATTTTAAGAATACTAGTTCTGCGTTCAGCAGTATCCATGAAATTCTCACGTGTATTCATATCCAATCTGAATGCTAAACTGTGTCCCATGTATGCGACCAAATCTAAGACTGCAATAAATTCAGAACTTGCTACGAAGTCATTAAACTTCGCAGGATAAGTCTCTGCTGTATAATCTAACAGTGCAGTTCTAATTGTGTCAAAATCATATGCTTTAAGGCTAACATTGGAAAACGCAGTATATACTGCTGTCCAACTTTCACTTGCGAATAGATTATCTGTACGTTCTTGGCTCATAATGGTCTCTCTATTATTCTCTATCTAAGTCTATCTTTAACTCTACATTTTCATTTGTTGGTAGAATTTCAATCCTTAGTGTAGCGTTTATTGTGTGGTCCGAGTCGCTGATTGTACAACTTATATAGTTAACTCTCGGGTCATCATTTACAATACTGGTTAAGTCTTCTTTAATTAATTGTTTTGTTTCTTCAGTCAGAGGCTCAAATTTCATTAAATGAATAATTGACCCATAATTAGGCAACATAACCCGTTCGCCCTTATGCGTCATGATATGATTCATTAGGTCTTCAATCACCAAGTCTTTATCTGTTAACTCGTGATTTATTGCATTTATATTTTTAGTACTGAAACCTGCGAATGTTGGCATATCTATTATTTTCTCTGTAGTTTATGTTACATGTATTTATCTCTACATAATATTCGTAGTTTTAGATTGACAAATGGATGCAATTCTGTTATTATAGTACTAAATAATACTATAATTATATCAAAGGATAACAATTCATGCCAAATCTAGTACCAATGGTCGTTGACCAATCAGCAAATGGAGAACGTAGTTACGACATTTTCTCTCGTTTATTAAAAGAAAGAGTTATATTTCTAACTAGCGAAGTGAATGATTACCAGGCAGACTTGATTTGTGCCCAGTTGTTGTTCTTAGAAGCAGAGAATTCAGACAAAGATATACATTTTTATATCAATTCTCCTGGTGGTGCGGTTACCTCTGGCATGGCAATATATGATACTATGCAGTTTATTACTTCTCCAGTAGCAACAACAGTAATGGGGCAAGCATGTTCTATGGGTTCACTACTAGCACAAGCAGGCGCTGAAGGTAAAAGATATATATTGCCTAACGCACGTACAATGATTCATCAACCATCAGGTGGTGCTGGTGGTCAGGCAACTGACATGAAGATTCAAGTAGATGAAATCATGAAGATGAAAGAGAGATTAACTGGAATTTATGTAACACATAATACTGCTGAAAAGACATTCGAAGAATTAACAGAAGCAATGGAACGTGATAATTTTATGTCAGCGGAAGAGACAGTTGCATTTGGACTAGCAGATAAAGTTATAGATAAGCGTTAGACACCAGGTACGAAACTAAACATCTGAGCAGTTTTTATTTTACGTTGAGCAAGAATGTCATCAACCTTGCCATTCTTCTTTACGTTGCTTTGAATTTCGTCTGTTATTGAATACCAATCTTTTGCATTTATAAGTGTTGTTATTGGACTATCTTTTATGGTATTAACACCTTCATAAAAAAAGTGATATAGTAACGCATCATATTGTGGTTGTGCAATCTTTACTGTGATAAATTTCTCTAGTACATTGCCAATATTTCTTAGTTGTTTCTCTAAAATAAATTGCGCCGCACCAAGCGTTATCTTATTTGTCGATATATCCACCCGAGTAGAGGCCGCAGTAATATAGCCATACTCGACTTCTGTATCTGAAATATTATATTTGTACCCTACTATGTTACTGACAACTGTAGTAGTGGGTTCATTATCTAATATAATTGCGTCTTTACTTACAGACGAAAATGTTAAATCTTTCACATTATTCAGGTCAACTCTTATGTGAGATAGAATGTAGTTTGGATTTCCATTTTCATGATAATCTATGCCCAAGAATGTACCAATATCTGTTATAACATTTAATGGCATTTGGATATAATTTAGCAATGAGCCTTGTCGTTTATCATATATCATTTTTGTATTCCTGAATTCTTTAAACCTTCTACACTTGCTTGTGAAACTGCAAAGTCGCTTGTTGTTAATATTTTAGCATGAGGTCTAGTACATGGTTCATGTGATGGCATTTCAGATACAATTGTTTCTTTAAGTATTATTGATTCTAAGTTTTCATCAATATCTGGTTTGCCATTAGGTGTTAACAAAATAAGTTCTGATGTTGGTGCTAATGGACCATTCAACTCTAGATTTTTGCCTGTAGTTACTATGCAATTAACTCCAACATTAATATTCATTCCTGCTTCACTTTGATGAAATTGATTGCCCTTACTTCGTAAATGTAATTCTTCGTTTGTATTAATCTTAGTAGTTTTAACACTACGCATATTAATATTTTCTCCTGCTTCGATATTAATATTTTTGTCTGCACGTAAATTAAAGTCTTTCTGAGTTCTCATATTCAGTGAACCTTTAGCATACACATTCACTTCACCGCCTGCTCCAATCTCTACCCAGCCAGAGCCAGAACTGTTAACAATGTAAATAAAATCATTACCGCCATCTAATGTAACTCCAGCACCTGACGATGTTGTTATTTTTATTTGTTCAGGATATAAAGTACCGTCATCTGCTATACTTCCGTCATCTATTGATATAGATGAACCGCCAGATGTTTTCATACCGTAAACTTTAGAGTGTTGGGTTGATTGTTCGCCGTTGCTGTTTATATATCCACCATCTCTGCGAGGACTCGTAAATGTTGGACCCCTAAGGTCATCACTAAATGTTCCTTGTGCGCCTAAAATTCTATTAAATGCGGAGTTAGTAATTTCTGAACCGTCCAATTCAGCCTCATCTGCATCAACTATATCTTTCAAAACAGCCGTTTCTGCAAATGCACCTTCACCTATGCCAGAACCATCAACCTTTGGATTTCCTTTAATACCACCAGCAACTATATCTACTGTATCTGACACTGTTGCAAACCAATAGGAATCATCTGAGTCACCATCGCCTGCAAAGAATACAAGAATTTCCATACCTGTCTTATCAGGAACATGAAACATAGAGCCAGTTTTTGCGTGGGTAAATATTCTAGGCTGTTCAGGATCCATACCGAGTGATGGAATATAAGCACATACTCTGCCTTGACCTGTTGGGTCAATCAAAGATTCACCTGCTTCTGTTTTTACAATGACAATTGCTTTATAGATATTGCCCAACTTTGCAAGAATAGGATTTGTCATTTCTGACTCTATTTTATTCTTACTTTGTACTAATGTGCTATCTGCCATAATTAAATTTCCTTATTACTCATTTTAATACCGTACCTCTATCTATATAAAATTGGGCTGCTCTAATCGATATTTGAAGCGTTCCGTTTGTTGTGTTGCCCATGTTTGCATTGGCTACACCTGCTGTTACACTTGGAAACAACTCTGATATTTTTGTTTTTAAATCATCATAGTCTGCCAAGAATGCTGGATTTGAATCATCATATGTATTTGTATATAGACCAAAGTACGCACTAGGATTAGCAATCGTTTTATTATCGCCATTCGCATCTTTGTATGTTATTGATGGGAGATTGTTATAGTCTTTTACCACCACTTTCTCATTCATAAAATCATCATTAACTTCTATTGTGTCGGTATGGTATTCCATACTAGTTATCAGTTTGTATACTTTTCTAGCCTCATCAAGTTGTGAAACTTCATTGTCTGTTGCGTTTAGTTTTAATTCATCTGTTCCTCTTGCACTCGGAAGATGAACCTCAATAGTGTTAAGGTCCTTAGGCATAACTAGAATTGGTAGTTGGAGATGGGGTAGTTGTTCAACTGGATTTATTACTTGAATATATTCAGTCTTTCCAGCCGCCTCGATTGTTCTTACCGCAGTTATGGTTTCTGCTGGCAATAATAGGGCATCTTTTGCTATAGCAATTTCAATTTCTTCTAACTTCAATTTATCTGCGTCTCGGCGTATTTGGTCAAAATAATAACCAGTAGTTTTCTCTTTGAGTGCTGATTGGTCTGCTGATAATTTAGTTAAGTTCTCACCTAGAGTTTGTGTTTTCTTAGCATCGGTCAAATCGCCTCTAGTTCCGCTATTAGCATTCTCATTAATCTTATTAATTCCATCTGCATATGCCTGAACTTTTGCCCAAGACTCATCTGATAAGGTATCTATTCTAGTCGCTGTTACTATTGTTTCTTTTTGAGCATTCTCAAGTGTGACTCTGGCAACTTCATCAAGTGATATCCCATTTTGTAACATTGATGCCGCTAATGCTCCAGAACTATGGGCATACCAGTCTTCGGCCACATCATCACTCGTTACTTCTACTGGACCCATAACAGTAACATCATTTATCTGTTGGGCAATTGCATCTGATAACTTCGTAACATCTACTGATTCTTCCACTGTTAACGTGTTCGCTGGAATTTTTACAATCTCAAGTTTTCTTGTTTTTGGGTTGAATTTCTTTACTTCCACTTTTGAGGCAGCCACTTGTGCGTCAACTTGTGCCCTAAACCAATGAGTTTTCTTCCAATCATTGTTTGAATTTGGATAGTTAATTTGGTCCCTATACATTTGTTCTTCCCAAGTATATACTGGTATATTCACCAACACTTCTGGAACTTCTTCATTTATTAAAGGATTTGTTCCATCTAATATACTATTATCAACTGACGCTCCAAGTATCACAACCACTGTGGGTTGAATTTTTGCGTCAGTCGAAACTTTGTTATATGTCCCTGCGTCAAGTTGTTCTAATATCAAAACTGGTGTTTTTTCTCCTGTCGCTTTTTTTATTATTCTTTGAATTCTAGTCTTGTCATGCCCAGTAATGTCTAATTCGCCACCAACTGCCATTTGATATGCGGCCACTTCGTGTTCTGATAAAACAAAACCTGCCTTTGTGTCCGGGTCAGCAATAACTCCATTAAAATAATCATTCATTGCTATCACTGTAGTTGCTTTTCCTTTGTCTTCTGGAGCAATTCCTATTGTTGCTAGTAAATCATTTTCAGATTTTTCTAATTGAAGGCATGATTTTTGAGAACCACTTGTACATGCCCCTTTAAGAGCCGCGGAGGAGTTTACGAAATCTTGTGCAAGGTTCCTTCTTACGGCGTTATCTACTCCAATAAATTCATGTTTTCCTAAATCACCACTAGGATTTACCACAGCAATTACACCGAGTGTAGCCGTTGTGTCTACCGTGAGTTCTTCTGAGTTCTCAACAATAATCTCTGTCGCCTTCTCTGGATCACCTGCAAATAGACTCTTGATGCCATCCCAGGAATCACTAACCATGCTTCCAATTGACGAAAATACACCGCCATTGTCTGCTTCACTGGCTTTGCCATTGTTGGTTTCTAACTCAACATCATTATTGCCATCCACGCCTTGTTCTCGTGCAAATTCGTCATTTAGAAATCCTTGGACATAATCTACAGCATCTCCAAAAAACACATCATTTTTTATAATAACAGGCTCATCTTTAATCTCAATAAAATTTTCTGCCGAAGCGTTCTTCACTAGAGATAGATTCTGAGTGAATATTCCGTTAGAAAAACTACTTGTAATTGACTTCACTGCGTATAAACTTAAAATCATAGAATCTTTTATAATATTATCATTCTTGTCTGTGCCACTTGCTTTGCCAGACTCTAATACTATATGTGGGAAACCATTTAGAAATGTGTTAAAAGGAGCAAAAGCAGAATGAGTTGTTCCACCATTCTTGAAAATCTTCTTTTTTGTTTTAGGTGGCATATATCCTTCAATAAAAAATGGGTCACCCTTAATAGACATCTGTGCGTAGAACATACTTATCTCGCCCATCTTTGCTTCGTAGTATTTTGCCTTGGCATTTTGTATTGTTTTCTTATCTTCACCTGCCAGTGATGTCGTCATATTGCCGTCAACGCCTGCAAATACTAAACGTTCAAATTGAATAGGGTTCTGTGCCTGTGCTGTAAGAATTGCTCTAAAGTCATTATTAGACATTGTAGTAATATAGTCATCGCCAAGTTCTTCTGCTAATATTATGCCTGGAGTATTTTCTGCCCTTAACTTTTCAAAAATGTCCTCAGTTGTATTGTTATATCCAGTCACTTTGCCAGTGATGTCAGAGACCTGATTAATATGCATCTGCTGGATATTATTCGCCATGAAGGTTTCCTTCAGTGTTTTGAGTTTTTTATTCTCCTTTTCCGATGCTGTTTTAGAAGCATCAAGTTTCTCTTGCATCTCCTTTATTTGTTTTTTGAGTGCTGCCTGGTTCTTTTTTATCGTCCACGCATTCTCGGTACCAATCATTCGGAATTTACCTCTGTTTAAGCGATTGGCGTTGCCCGCAGGTACTTCTGCTATTTTGAACTCAATCATCAGTTCTTCTAAAGTCATAGAACCGTATTTTTCCTCGAAGTTTTCTCCTTTGAGTCTTCTTATTCCAGGTATTGCCTCGAGTATTCTATCTCTGGCATTATTTGCATTGTTCTCTAATGTTTTTCTTTTTATATCAATCATATTCTGGTGTTGCTCGAAAACCTTTGTGGCTTCCTTGGCACTTGTTGCGGCAATAGCGACTAATTCTTTCTGTTCAACTGAAAATTTACTATCTGTCTTTGCAAAGTCCTCGTTCTTCCAAGAGTCCACAGGTTCTAAGTAAGTCTTTATTAATTCTGCTTGTAATGAAATTTCAAAATTTAATATTTGGTCGTTATTTCCAGTGAATAGATAATCATATTTTTTATGAACGTATCCATTTTTGAATATGTCTTCGCAATTTGCCCTATTGTTCTTTATTTTTACAAAAAAGTCAGTCATATTTTGCTCGACTATTCTTTTCTGATAATCTACAAAGTACTCAATTTCATACGCTTGTGTTCCTTTTATTGGATTAAAGCCGTTCAACTTCAATACTAACTGTGGACTAATTTTAAGTACTTTAGTATAGCCAGGATTATCTTTGGTCAACTCTTTTTGTACGGCTTTAGAGGACAGAATAATCTCTTCTATTGTACCATATATGCTTTGCATTGGTAACACTTCTCCTATCGCAATAGCACCATTTTTGGAGGCAGATAATCTTGCCATACCCATTTTCTCTTTGTCATCTAGTAAACTATCTCCAAAGTCATCCTTAAACTGTTTAGAAAGTACAAAAGAATACTCGTTTTTCATTGATGAATTTAGATATTCATTTCCCTTTTTTATTGATTCTGCTAGATTTGTAAAATAACTGTTCAGTCCTTCTGTCACAGTCATTGGCGAAGCATCCGCACGTTGGAGGTCGTAGTTAAACTGAAACTCCATTGTAGAAATAAACTTATTCATCACAGCATCATCAGCCGCAACTTGTCCTGTTAAGACCGTTGTTGTTCCCCTAGCATCAGTAGAGGTACTTACGTTATTATAATTTCTAATTTTGAATGGTAAAACTTTTGTTTGTGGCAATTTGGATTTAACACCTTTTGCTAATTCACCTAGAAAGTTAATTTTTATAAAGTATATTGCGTCTGCAATGGATTTATATCCACACAATGCTATTGCAGTTTGCATTGTATCTGACAAACTTGTATTTCCAACTTGCGTGATAGTGAATTCAAGTTTGTCTGCCGTGCCGGCAACCTTACTATGGTTTGAGTTTCCTACACCAACAGAGTCTACTGTTAGATTTGTTATGTTGAATTCTGTAGTATATCCTGTTTTTGCAATTGTTATATATTGAGTCGCTGAAGAATTTTCCCCACCAGTAGTCGGCCATCCGTCATTCGTGATTATTTTTGCAAGTTGGGCTTCTTGCTTCATAAATTCACGTGCTGCCTGTTGGTTTACTACAAATAATTCCAGTGAATATGTATAGGTATCATAATCATCAAGAGGATTTGGTATAAAATCCTTCTTGTAATAGTTTACCATTTCTCGAAAGTCTTTCATTGATTACACCATATTACTAATATTGTCTATATTTGGGATATAAATTTTAGTTCCTGCAGTAAAATCTCTAATAGGGTCTTCTATATCATTAGGATTTCTTGCGGCAAAAATCCACCAATATTTGGCAGTGCCGTACATTTCATAACTACATAAATCCGGACGTTCTTCATACTTTGCAGGGATTGTATATATAACATCGTATGGGTCAGGATATAAACTTCTGTGTGTAATTAAATCTAAAATTGTATCGTCAATTATATTTGTTTTGCTCCATGGAGAGTTTTCTTTATACATAACCTTTATTCCTTAAATTGCCTGCTAGATAATCCTCAACACTAAAGTTCTCTCGTATACTCTTAGGCGAGTACGAAACAGTAAGTGACAGAACAAACATGTTCATAACTGGAACTCTCATACCATTTGTTTCTACATAATCTATATCAGAATCTAAGTTCCACGTAAAGTCACGAACAACACAAGGAATATTATTATATATTCCATGACTGTTGAATCGCAATATTGGTGGTGGCTGACCGGGGTTCTTATCATTTGCCCATTGCATTTTCATTGTACTTCTAAGCCAGACCGATGCGTTATACACATATTCTGCTTCTTCATCACTTCTTACAAGCATTGGAGCAGTAATGTTAAGTTCCATGTTTGAATGACTAACGAATGCTCTTTGCTGAAAGTTGCTGTGGTCAAAGTCATATGAATTATAGTTTGCACTTTGAATTACTGATATCGTGGGAGTAAACGGAAAATTAAGTCTAGTAGGACCATGAAGGTCTAATCCTGTTCGTGGATTGGACATAGCACCCGCTCCACCCAAACTTACCTGCTTGTATACTGGTTCCGACATATAACCGTTCCTTCCTTCTTCGCCTACCCACTCAGAGGGCTTAACTAGAACGTTCATCTTTGGACCTTCGACAACTGGGTCTGGTTTCTTATTTGATAAAATGTTATCAAAGTTACCACTAGGGTCCTCTAAGTATACTGGTTGTTTTGTGTAGTATGGGGTTGCCATAACTTTTACTCCTAATTCATTATAACAGTATTTATCGTTGTATTATC